AGCCCAGGAACTAATTATTATCTAAAAAGGGAAGCAGAAGGATCAGGGTGGACGCATTTGCATATAGGCAAATCTTCATTTGGCTGGTGTTTTTCTCTTCGGATTGTCCCAGAATTAAATCTTAACAGTTTTGAGGCGTGGAAGAATTTCATGAAAGGCGATGACAAGAAGGTAGTTGATGAAAAGGGATTAGAAATTTCTAAAAGAGAAATGGTCCGCATCATAACCCAAAGGCATCAGCCCAGGGAAGGTATCCCCAACGGGAAAAGGTTTATGGGTTTGGCTCGAAGAAGAGTTGATGGAGTAAGGGTCATAAATCACGGAAAGGGAACTTGGGATTTGGTCACCGATATTTTCTTTAATAAGAAAGGAGATTCAAATGGACAATAAAAGGCCCAAGAAGAAGGACAAAAAGAAAGGCCCAGCCCCGCTACCAGAGGAATATTGGACAGGATACAAACTTCACAAGCAGGCCCAAACTTGTTTTTATTGTATGGGGGAAAGAGCTACAATTAACATAGATGGGAAACAATATCCCCCCATCGGAGCTGACGGAGCAACCGTTGTAATTTGTAACACCTTACATCTATAAAGCCTGTAAAATAAAATACCCGCCAATTATAAAAATTGGCGGGTCAAACTATCTTTATTATAGATAGTTTAGGGGGAGATTGGATGCCTGATGTGAATAACTGATTCCAAAGGATATACATAATTAAAACCATTGCTTGGATATTGAAATGCTATGAACAAATCATCCACATCAGTTATTATTGCATTAGCAAAATTAGTATCCGCTGTAACAATAGTGACTGGAATTGCACTCTTTATAAGATCTCTAATTGTATTAAACACCACCCTGCCTCCTTTATTTAGTTAAATTGTGAAGTTTTTCATAAGTCCTTGATGCAGACATCCCTAACATGGCCAAAAGAATACTAACCAAAGGCCCTATGGCTATTTGGGGCAAAGTTCCTTCGAACCCAAAAAAGGTCGCTATTGTGGCTATAAATGGGCTTAGAATAAAATAATAACAAAGCCCTATTCCACAAACCCATCCAATAAAAGGTCTCCACCCTGCTATAAAAATAGATCGATGGCCAGCTTCGACTTTGTTTATTTCAGATTGCCATTTATCAGCATTTTGCTGAAGCTTGGCCATAACGATTTCTGCAGCTCTCTTCTCATCAGGAGTTTCTATGAATTTATCAACAGTCTTGCTTATTGATTCAACTGTAGAACCTATGCCCCCTCCAACTAATTTACTTAACCAACCCATAATATCATCCCCTTTATTTCCTAGGAATTTTAGGCACCTTCCCATTTATATAATGTCTATGATAGTGTTTGTGACTAGCTTTGACTCTTATCGCCCCATCAATAACTTCCACTATTTCTATCATATCTTTATAAGGACGAGGAGGCCTATAAATTATTCTAAATTGCCCTAACCTATCAAAAAGATATGATTGGACATAAACTCCTGGGGCATTAAGGTCTTCAATCATATGACCTTGTTCTCTCAAATAACCCCCCTTAGATTGATAAATATAATAAGGGATTATAAGACCAGGCTTCCCTTGCCCTTGATCATCTTCTATAAAGATTTGAAGATAATAAGTCTCTCTAAGAACTATCTTTCTTGGAGTTAAAGAATTTTCCACGCCTATCCCCCCCTTTTAATAGGGCCACTCAATTTCTTCCCCATCTTATCGGCAAAAATGCCTCTTAGAAGAAATAAGGCCTTTTCTAAGATATCCTTATCCTTTCCTTTGTCTTCAGGCAATAGAACATAATTGCCATCGACTGTCAGTTTTTTGCATCCAATCATAAAATTCCTGCCTTTATTTAATCAAAATCAAGGCTATTCTTGAATTCAAATCTTTAACATTCATCATATTCCATTCCCAGTCACATTTACTACATTTCCCATCAATAGCAATAGAAGATTTAGTAATTAAATTGTCACATATTGGACAATATAATTCCCAACATTCCTTATCTTGGTTTCTTATGCCTAATATCTTTAATTTTCTCATTTTTTGTTGGTTTAGACTCTTTGAATTCAATTAATTCCATCAAATTGTACATATCATTTGGGCTTAATAAACCCTCTGGGATTTCATCCAACATGATGGATATTTTGTTGTCCATATTTATTTCAGTCTCGGTGACTTCATAAAGAGCCTTTATCTCTTCCTGAAATTTGAGCCCATTTTCAGAAGTGAAGGTATATTGCCCTTGTGGGGTCAATTTTGGGTTTCCATCATCATTTTTATCACATAAGCGCTCTATAATCTTCTTTCGCTCTGCTTCAACAGCCTCTTTCCCTCTTTCATATTCAAATTTCAACTTGGTCAAAGCAAAAGATAACTTCATATCTTTGAACCCAGTAGATGAAGTGATTTTATTCAAGGATTCCATTGTATTGACTGAATAAATAGTATTTTTAGCCTTAAACATTTTCTCCCCCTTATGGTATTAAGGTTCTAATTTGACTTTCTGAGCCTCGGAATGAACTAAGCCTCTTAATCTTCTATATTCAGTTATTTCATTTCGAAGTTCATCAATTTTACGATCAAGTTCATCTATTTTTTCATCGATAAACTTTAAAGTTAAAATTTCAGCATAATCATCATCTCTATTGAAAATCCTTCTTACTTCAACATCTTCTATCCTTTTAACTAAATTATCAGGAGTTATAGGAGTAAAACTTTTATCTACATTAGCCATTTCTATCCTTTCTCAATAATTTAATACAAATCATTGACTGTTCCTCCAGAATCTTTATAAACTAATTTGCTTTGATCAGTGCTATAATAAATACTATCATTTTCCGCCGAAGCATCTGCCAAAGAAGCAGGCTTAATTGCCCCATTATTTCTTATAATTACATCAGATACATATAGATTTTTCCATTCATTACTTGAACTTCCTAAACCAACATCCTTGCTAGATTGAGGCCTGAAATAAAAATTGCTGGAGCCATCTGATTCAAAATAAATCTTTTTTTCAGTCCCTCCTTCTTCTATTATTAATCTAATTTCACCATAATCACTTGCAAAATTATAGTATACCTGAAATTTTGTCAAATTACTGGCATCTTCATAACATACTAATTCGGCATAACTTGTAGTATAGACCGATACTATTGACCACCTATCACTCGATCTTCCAATGAATAATCCTACATTTCCATCATCATCTGTTGAAAAATCTATATCTGCCCCATCAGCAGTATAAGCCCCAATTTTAGATGTATAGCTAGTCCCTTCAAAAGATATTTTCCCAGGGTCAGATGCATCGGCTTCAAGAACTATATCCCCACCGGCTTTAATAGTTATGGCATTATTTGAAGACACATTTATAATCAAATTAGTGCCATCCCAATTGAAATAATTAGTAGAGTTGCCCAAATAAAATTTAACCTTATTGCTATCGCTATCATCTATTCCCAATATAAAACCATTATCTGTATTAGTAAAATCGGTTTTTCCAGTAGCAATGTAACAATCCCCTTGCCCATCTGCTATCGATAAGGTTATAGTCCCAGAGAAATTAGATCCATCCCCCAACGTAGCAGATCCAATAATATTCACAGTCCCTTGTATTACTAATCCTCCGGTTGGATCATATTTCAAATACTTATTGGTTTCCCCTATAGCTATGCCGTATTTATCACTAGAATACCCTAAAAATCCATTTAAATTTCCTATCCTCAACCTTGTAGTGGTGGTAGTATAGGGAGCCCCTGCATGAGTCAAAACTGATATGAACGGGGCATTGGATTCAGAAGCAGTTATATATATAAGACCATCCCCGGAGGTCCCATAATTTACAACCGTAGCACCTTTTTTCCATTCAGGATTATAATCTGATACATAACTTCCTGCTAAATCTCTAGTTACGGTATATATAGGGTCATAAGTATCATCAGTAACTTCTAACCATTCATCATCTGCCCCATCCTTTATTCTTAAAATATCTCCAACAGCAAAACTTTCATTCCCTTCCACACTCAAATTAGAGCTATCTAATGAATTCATATCGGCATCCAAGACATCTGACCCTTTAGAAACAAGAAGATTCCCCCCCACCGCAGATATTATATCTTTTTGAAAGACTGCAGTCCTTATAATCCCCCGGCAAGCTATATTCCCAACCTCTAAAAGGCCCGGCTCTAGAATAAATCCGGCCCCGGCAAATCCAGACACATAATTTGTTGATCTTATTCTTTCATTTCCGCTATCTATTACAATATTTAAAGAAGAAATAGTTGTGGCCCCTATAGTCCAGCCTCCTATAGTACCACCGGTGCAAGTAAGATTCCCGGAACCATCTAATTCTGTATTGGCACCTTTCCATTGGATTTTGGTCCCATCATATTTAAAATAATTATCCCCGCCATCCCCAACGTACACTCTAGGATAACCGCTATTGTATTCTAACTGAATGCCTTCATTGCCATATGTAGTATCATTTATATATACACCTTTATTCCCACTATCAAGAACTATGTCATTATTAGAGTGCAAGGTCGTAGAAGTAATAGTCCAACCACCAATACTCCCAGTTGTAGCAGTAATATTACCAGAGATTACAAGATTGGATCCATCCCAATACATGTAATCTGTTGTATTCCCCAAATATAGCTTAACCTTATCGCTATCACTGTGATCAATACCAATTATAAAACCACTATCAGTTGTAGTAAAATCATCTTTACCGCTTGCAACATATCTATCGCCATAACTATTATTAGGTTCTATAACTATATAATTACTATCATTCCCTACTTTTAATCTTCCAGGCAAGGCATTTGGCACCTGCGTTCCGGTTATCCCAGTTGTATCAGGCCCGCAAATAACAGGAGAATAAAGAGAGGTGGAATCATCTGCAGCTATCGTTATAGCACTAGGGCTTAAATCGCCCCAATCATCTAAAGCAGCACTAAATTTTGTACATTCAAACTTAATAGAGACATCTTTATTAATAGTCATTTTATCTATTAAAACATCATAAGTTGCGCTTTCTGCTCCATAATTAGCATCATTAGCTATCGTTATTACATCATCAACCTCATAAGCCAAAGCAGTTCCTTTAGATAAAAAGTCTATTGTTTGGAAAGCCAAAAGCCTTCTTTGTAATGCCAATTGAGTTATTTTTTGAGCATCCTGAGAATCCTGTATATAATCACATTCTATTGTGTCATTAGATATATTATCAGTTGTTGTTTTAGCTGGGACTAAAAATTTTTGAAGTTTATCTATAGGTTCATCAGCTTGCTGGAAAGCTCCGTATCCAGAATCCTTTCTTTGATTTTTAAGTGATAAATTTGTTATAGAAAAAGTTCCTTTACTTTTTTCACCCTTTCTTAATACATAGCTATTGTCTATAGTCCCTTTAGAAGTTTTAGAATGAAGTTTATAATATATTTTATCTCTTATTATAAGCTCTAAATGACACATTGTACATAATTTAGCTAATAGCTTTTTTCTAGGTATTTTATACCAAAGAGCCATATTCCAAGTTAATCCCCAACCGCTTACTGTTGTTGCAACAGAAGTTTGAGTTGTAGAATCTATTTTAGCTGCTGGAATCCCGAAATCTTTAAGAATAGCATCTATTATATCTATAGGATTAGTTTTTGAAGTAGTATCATTTCTAGTATATTTACAAGGTACATCCTGAAATTCTTCCCCATTTATAAATAATCCGTTAGCATCACAAGATCCATCATTATCTGAATCTGATATTATAAATTTAACTACCTTATAATCATTTCCATCTGATCCAGTTTCTGTGGATTGAGTAAATATATAAGATCCTGAATCCCATTCGGATTTAGAAGAAAAACTTCTAGGAGATCTAATCTTGGTGATAGTATAAGTTGGAGAATCTGGACCTAATACGTAATATCTTTGATCAGTTATATAAACACTTCTTATAGGGAAATAAGGAGTTCCATACATAATAGGGACACAAACATTATCATCTTTAGGATCATCACTATACCAAAGATCTTTTATAAGAGGAGTGTTTGGATAATCCCCTTCTAGATATTTCTGTAACCAATCTCTACAAGTTAATTGGATTTCCTTATAAGTCCCACTATAATTTATGACTTCAAATTCCCAAGAAGCAATTTCAGTATCCCCATTAGTCCCGTCATCTATTATAAGCCTAACTTTTACAGCAGCTCCATCTAGATCAGAAGGAGTTATAGCATCATCATTATTATCTATCGTAAAAGAAAATTTATTAGGCGCTATAATCCCGTATTCAGAAGAGCCTCTTTGAATAGTTATAGGAGAGAATTTTAATGCTTTAAAAGTATAACTATTCCCTCCAAAGCTTTTCGTTTTAGTGGAATATCTATATTCAGGAGTGCCATCTAAATCTGTATCTATTTCAAAAAGCCAAGAAATTTCCGGCTTTCTAGCAGAAGCTACAACGGCTTGTTGAGTTGCGTCTAAAGATAACATTATTTAATCTGCTATCCTCCCTAATACTTTTAATCTTATATTCTTAACTCCATAATAAGTTGGAGCCATCAATCTAGTCATATCTGTATCAAATCTAACTACATATGTATGGCCGTCTGGATGGCTGAATTTAAAACTGTTTATTCTCCCATTAGCCTTAGAAGAATCAGCCCAAAGATCCAATAAAGTTCCAGCATCAACTTGATTTAAAAGATCAAATCTTATAGTTATAAAAAAAGTAAAATCATCACTAAATCCACATCTTTCTTCGCTATCATCATCTGCCAAATGAATGACGTCACCTTTCCCACCTACTTCAGGAATAACGACCTGCGGATCTAAAGATAAGGTTTGATCAACATCTGCAGCAATTGTACTTACATAATCATAGATTTCTTTGGCAGTAGTTGGCACAGTTGGGGTGTAAGAACCATGATAAATATCATAATTGCTTCCATCCCAAAGCCAAAAACTAATATGAGCAACTCCACTTATAAACGTTATATTAGGTGTTACAACGTTTTGGTTTTCTTCGGTTAATAATTCCGTATCTGACCATACTTCTCCAGTAGGATTATAAGTTTGCGATATTATATTGTGTTTAGTAGGATTATTAGGGTCGGCTCCTACTTCACTATATACTACAACTACAACATCATCAGTATTATTATAACCTACATCATAATATTTATGATCTCCTGCTGTATCAGTTAAAACCACTTCAGTTGCCCAACTTCCATCATATATTTTGTATTTAACTTGATAATAAGATGTTTCAACTCCAATTCCATCTCTAGACCATAATAACCAAAGTTCAGTTCCCTGCATATGCCTAAAAACGGGTAATTGCATATGTCCATTAGTGACTTCATCATGTTCAATATGAGAGGAAAAACTAGAACCATTAAAAGTGCATGTTTTTATCTTTCTGTGATTAGTGTCTGCTAATTCCACTTCCATCCAAGCTATATGCATCAAATTATTATCATCTATACAGGCGCAAACTGGCCAAACCGTCCATCCAGCAGTTATATTTGTAGTATATTCGCTAGACCACCCACCGCCGCCAGCCCTTTGTTTATTATTTATTGTTATAGGATTTGCTCCTTGATCTACCCAAAAACAAAAAGGTTGATTTCCACTAGTTACAACTATATTCCCATAATTGTGGCCTCCTCCGGCATCTGATCTTACATTTTCAGAACCTAGCCAAGATCCATTCCTTCTATTCCATATAGGACTATTTTGATGTACACTTCTACTGGTTACACAATGAAGCGCATCATTTTGGTCTATAAATATATCAGGATAATAATATTCGCTAATAAAAATAGCTTCAAAAGAACTCCAACTGGACCCATTATCATCTGAATATTTAGCTCTTGGTGTTGTAGAATGAATTGCCACAGACCACAATCTTCCTCCAGAAGTAGCGCCTATCATCTTGTGATTAAAAGACATTACTTGATCTATATTGTCCCAAATTAAAGTTTTAGAAACAGCCATTAATCTGCTATCCTCCCCAATACTTTTAATCTTACTTGTTTAATGCCATAATTGGTAGGATTCATCAATCTAGTCATATCTGTATCAAATCTAACTACATAGGTGTGCCCATCTGGGTGATCGAATTTAAAAGAATTTAAAAAGCCATTTCCTTTAGAAGAATCATAAAAGAAATCAATAATTGTTCCAGAATCTAAATCATTCAAGATATCATATCTAATTACGATATAAGCAACAAAATTAGAACTCAATTCAGCTCTTTGCTCACTTCTATCATCGGCGATTTGAACTAAATCGTTTTTAGTTATAGTCTCGTTTAAAACGGATTGAGGATCTATGCTTAAAGTCTGATCGACATCAGCTGAAACTGTAGATAAATAATCATAAAGTTCTTTAGCAGCCATTTATCTCCCCCTCCTTTTCCTTATCTAATCACTTTTTTAATATTTTTCCAAGGCTTTTCTCTATATCCCAAAATAATGCCTCGAGCCCTATCTATTTTAACCCAATTCCTGCTTTTTGGGTTTTGAATTTGCACATATCTTGCTTTTCTAGCCATTATTGTACTATTTCTTTAATTTCTTGAATTAATTGCGGATTAGTTTGAAGCTGATTTAATACTACTTCTCCTATCTCTCGTCCATCTACTTCCACTGTAACATTTATAGTTTGCGTTCCTGATTGTAAAGCCGGGACTATAGCACCAGCAACCGCTTCCCCTATAGCCGTTGGACTTATATTGGCTCCGTATAATCCGCCTAAATTTCTTAGATCCTCTATTATGCCAGAAAAAGCTTCTTGATAATTTCCGCCATATGTTTGGAGGAAAGGCAAAGCAGTTCCAGTTACGAAATTAAATAACTCTCCTAGATTATCGCTGGATAATAGCTCTTGATATCTACCCATAACTGCTTCAAGACTTTGCACAGGGGCTAATTGTCCAGTAGTCAATCCACTTATAAAATCCTCTATTTCTTGTTGCTTAGAAAGCAAATCATTATTTAAAACAACAGCCTCAGTATTTAGGCCTAAAGCTGCCTCCATAGTTCCCATAGCCTCTATCATAGTATTATATACTGGCTCAACTTGTTCTAATGTAGAGGTTAAAGACTCTATCATCTCAACAGGTTCAAAAGTTTCTCCGGCTAAAACCTTATCAACCATCTCTCCCCAACCAGTTACTCCAAATTGACCCCACATATCAGCCAAGACTTTCTGCATAGTTTCTTCAAAGAATCCTTTAAAAAGAGCCTCCCTAAACGATCCATACAAGCCTTCTTTTAATTTTTGAAGAAAAGAATTAAATTGACTAGTTTCTAAAGAACTCAGAAAAGCATCTCCTATTGTTTTAGTAAATTCCACTGAAAAATCAGTCAAAACGCTAGAAATATCTGTGGTTATAACCCCCCATTCTGAATTAAGCCTTTCTATAAGTTCATCAAAATCCCGCTCCATTTGGGTATAGCTAGTTGGCCAATATTCCTCTTGAATAGCTTGTATATCTCTTATTATATCCAAATATTCTTCTTTTCTCTGCTCCGCAGGCAAGTCCAATATATCTTGCAGCCTTTGGACCTGCTCATATATAGGCTGAAAAGTCTCTCTGTGGAAATAATCTCCATCATATCTACCAGTTGGAGCGCCAGTTTCCAAAAGCTCACTAACTTGCTCTGAAAATAAAGTATCCATAAACTTTCCATACATATCCTTAAAGAAACTTGTCATTTCAGCAGTTATATCTCCACCTTTCATAAGGTTAGACAGTTCTTCATAAAATTGTAGACCTAGTCCAACCCCTACCGAAGCTGCATTGGCTTCCAGTGTCCTTATAGCAGCTTCAGAAATAGCGCTCAACTGAATAGAGAAATCTTCAAGCGTAGTTTGTGAGAAATCCGCAACTTGCTGATAAAAATCTATTTGCGTTTGAAATATAGACTCTATCTTATTCAAAAGGTCTTGAGACCTACCAATATTTTTCCAATCCTCAGATACCTTTTCCAACTCTCCACCTATAACTTCATATACCAATCCTATTTCTGGTATTTTTGGGGCAGGCTCATTCTCTAAAGATTCCATCAGTTTTCCTCCTATAAAGGAACCCAACATACCTCCAACTGGCCCTCCGAATGCATAACCAGCCATTCCACCTATAGCCCCCATAAAGGCTCCTCCGGTTCCGGCCTGACCATAACCATATCCTGCTCCCATCGCAGCTGCAGACAGATAAGGGGAACTCAAGAAACCTTCTCCTGTTCCACCAACTAAACCGCCACCAGCTCCAGCTCCACCTTTCCCAAAAATAGAGGCTCCAAAAGAAGTCAATTGCTTTTTCATATCTCCCATTAAAGCTTCAATTCCTGGCCTAATAAAAGTTTCAGCCACCATGTCAGCAGCTTCCTTCTTAAATATATTGCCCAAGTTTTCCATAAAATCTTCAAAATTTCTGGTGCTTCCACTCAGCATATTGGCCCATTCCCCAACAAATCCTTCAGTCATATCCTTCCACATAGCATCCCAATTTTTACTAAATTCAGTAATTTCCTCTTCAGCACCTTCAAAAAACTTAGGTAACTCAACTTTAGGGACCTCTTTTGCCCCTTCTTTTGTTGCCTTAGTGACTTTATTAATAGACTCTTCAACTTTTCCAACTTCATCAAACATTTCTTGCCATATTTCTTTGGCATCTTTAACGGCCTTTTCATAATCTGATTCATATTTTAATAAATTTTGCAAAACTTTTTCAAAAGTCATATAATCTTCTTTTAACTTTATTGTCCCAAATTCTATTTTGCCAAGTTTTGCCCCTTGTATTTTTTCTCCTATAATTGGCAATTTACTCATAGAAGCTAACATTTTATTTATTCCATCTATAATAGAATTTAGAACAAATTGAATAGATTCAGGCAAAGCATTCAAAGTTTTTTCTATTCCTTGAATCATTTTATCAAAAGCAAATTTAATTAAATCCCAAGTTCCTTTTAATGATTTTTCTAGCCATAGAAAAGTCTTATGAAGTCCTGCAGCAAGAGCTATTCCCCATTTTTTGACTATATCGAATTGGTTTAACCATTTCCCTATTTCCCATCCTCCAAATAAAGCCAAACCAACCATCCCACCTTTAGTCCCTAAAGTCATTTTAGCTGTTGTAGCGTTTAAGATGGCCATAGTTTTTTCAAACTGAATAATTCCTTTAACAGCCACAAGTGCTCCAGAGCCAATTTCTGTAATAACTGCAGCTAATTTAAAGGCTATAAAAGCCTTAATCGGGATAAGTAAAAGCTTGAAGGCCTTTTTCAGGTCATCTATATGACCTATTACCCAAACAATAGCCCCTTCTATTTTTTGAAAAGCCCCTATAAGAACATTAGCAACATTCTTTGCCCAAACATCTAGTTGACCTGAAGCTCTCCATCGGTCTATTTGATCAATAAGTATTTGAAGTTTATTCTCTAAATATTTCATAACTCCTGAAGCAAAGATAACCCGCACAAATTCTTTCCATTCACTCTCGATAGTCTCCATCAAACCTACCCAAATATGAGTTATCTTCTCTGACAATCCACCATATCTCTTTTCCAAACCTCTCAAAATAGCCCCAATGACTTGATCAGAGGTATAAGCTGAACGGCCCATGTTGTCAAAGGCAATAGAAGCATCATTAAGTTCTTCCCTTAATATTTCAACAACCGGAATACCCCTTTGGGTAAGGGTCAAAAGCTCTCTAGCAGAGGCCTTGCCTTTAGCTTCAATTTTACCTAAAGCAAAAGCAACTGACTCCATTATTTCAGGACTACCGCCCAAAGCTGCAGTTGTATCAACTAAAGTAGTCATATCCTTTATAGTCGGTTTTAGGCCCATAGCAATCATCATCTGAAAAGCCTCTATAGCCTTTTCAGTGTTAATAGGCATCCTCAGAGCCCAGAGGTTTAAGGCTTTAAAAGTTTCAGCCCCCTTACCCTTAGTTATGGTATCTAAAGCAACTTGAATTTGCTCAAACTTAGCAGCTACCCCAACTGCACTTTTGGCCAAATATCCTAACCCTAAAGCAGCTAGAGCCCCTTTTAAAGAGAAAACAGCCTTAGTTACTCCTCCTAAAACTCCTTTAACTGTGCCCATTGTGTGTGAAAAGGCCTTAACCTTTTTGTCAGCATTTTTGGTGGCATCTTTTAATCTATCGAAAGAACCAGTGACTTTATCAACTTTAATAGCCCCCCGGTCATCAATTTCGATCTTCAATACTAAAGGAGTAGGCATTTATTATTTTCTCTTCCCTTTCAAAATTTTGATTCGCTTATTAGCGCCTCTACTAGGGGCTTTATCGCCACCCCCAAGAGGCGCTTTATCCTTCTTTTCTTCCTCAATGCCAGAAATAATCCGGGCCTTTCGCAAAAGGTCTAATTTGTCATGAGCATCAAGGTTCATCACTTCACTATAAATATCAACAACTTTTAAAAATACATTAAGATCTAATCGCCCATTTATATCCCTCCCAAAAATACAATCACTTATTATTACTATAAAAAGCCTATTTCCTGGCAAAGGATCAGGTATACTAAATTCACATTCTGAACAATCTAGGAATTCATCTCTTTTCTCAGCTTTACTCCGGCAAGCTTTGCAATATTCTGGTTTAGAGCTTAGACGCCATTCCCAGATTTGTCTAAGTTTTTTTCCTCTTCCTCGCTTATTTCCGCCCTAGCATTTAAGCAGGCAATATTGACAGCCCTAGTAAAGAAGAATATTTTTTCAACAATAATCTCCTTTACTTCATCAGTGCATTCAAGATCTTTTCCATCAGGGGTTTTGATCCCTTTCCAACCCTTAACCTGCTTCATGAAAAGCTCTCTTTCCAGTTTAACCTCATCAGTATTATTCTTGCGATTGGTGAATTTCTTTTTTATCCGGTCATACTCTCTATGAGTAACTGGCTCCACCACGATTTCGAAATCCTTCCCCGCATAAGGTGTATTCTCGAAAGCGCTATTATAACCATCAATTACTACTTCATTGCTTTCTAAATCAATAGTCAATCCATTGAATTCAGACATTTTCTCCCCCTTATATAAGGTTAAAATTCTAGCGAGTAAATTTTTTTCTTCATCAGAATTACTCTTTACTCGCTAGGTGAAAAAAATTAAGCATAAGATGCTACACTGGTAACCAGTATGGCTTTCAAAGCTGAAGCATCCGATCCATTGTCATAATAAGCCTCATAATTAAGGTTTAACATCAAGCCTTCAGGCCCTGGGACTGGAGGTTTGGTTGGATCTAAAATAAGCTCATCCATGTTAAAGGTTATGCTATAAGAACCATCTGTTACAACAATCTGTAAAGAAGTTTCTGTTGCATTTCTACCCTTAAGCAATAGAGCATCATCTTGAAACAGCCCAGTTATAGACCCAGTCACAACAACCAAGTTTTCACTTAAGTCGCTCTTAGTCCCTGCATCACCTATACAATAGGCCGGTACAAGGCCATTATTGAGTTCAAAAGCAAACTCAGTCAAATATGCTATACTGGATCCACCCTCGGAGGCCGAAGCCTCAAAGTTTTCAAACCTCGTAGTCACACTGGAATAATCTGTTGGAGAGCCATCATAAGCCGAAACTCCTTTTGTCTCCTTGGCAGCTATAACTCCAACATTTGCCACAAGCTCTCCATCTCCCCCAATAGTCATACCAAAGGTATTGACTTTACACCCATTATACTTATAATAAAGGGTTCCATCTGTGTGGCCTATATCTAACAAGAAACTAGGCACACTATCCCCTATTTTATAAGTGTGAGTATAAGGATCAGCTGATCCAGTGACTGTAGGAGACCCGAAAGCCCCTTTCAACCAAAGTCCTAAAGCCCTTAAATCAGCAGGCACAACAATAGTTCCAGCAGCATCCTTATTGCCCCTAAAAGGTTTAGTTGGATTTCGATTATTTCTAATCGTAGCAGCGTGTTGATTTGGCTGACTTTGAGTTAAATCCTCTGTATTGAAAGGAACTTTAAAAGCAGAAGCAGCACTTGGATCATCTCCATAAGTATCCTCCCAATCCAGGAGCATTTGGGTTTTGTACCCTTTCAACCAGCTCAAGGTTTTTCCCTCCTTTAATTAAATAAGTTATCAAAGATCAAAAGTAAATTCACATTATTGATTTTTTCTTTTAATCTTCTTTTCCTTTGAGCCTTTCCGACATTTATTCTCTGCTTTTCTCTTATTGCTGGATCAGCCATAGGATTGTTATCGCCAATTATATCATCTCTTTTTATTTCATATAAAGGATGATTTTCCCCACTATATCTTTCTTTTTGTATTCTACTTATTTTCATCTTAGTTCCATAAGATAATCTTAACCCAGTCTTTAGTTCTGCTATTTTAGGAGCAAGTCTGCCTTTAAAATGAATAATATTATGTTCAGATCTAGTCACCTTCTGTAAATTATCAGGGTCATCATTATCGTGACTGCCATCTATATGATGTATTGCATTTCCATCTCCAGGCATTATAGGATCATCAGGATGATAGTCATTCCAAATTTTATGATAGATTTCCCATCACACCTTCCTTTTATTCAATGATTTATATTCAAAATAAAGTTCCATAATTGGATCTCGGTTAGTGGTATATATTTCGATTCCGTTATTATAGCAATAATCTGCTATAGGATCAAAATCAAAACTCCTCTCAACAACCTTCCCATCAATAGCCTTAGAAGGAGTAAACCCATACAAGTAAATAGGATTAAGACCCATCAATATAGCTACATTTACAGCTATATAGCCACTTAGCCGACAAGGGTAAAATCCTGTATCAAAGCTATTTGAGCACCTTGCAGGTTTTCTGGTCTCTAAGCCTATTATTTTGATGCCATATAAAGGATAAATAGGATTAATAACGAAAACATAAGAGCCTTGATTTGCCATTTTTCGATAATTTTCTTTATTGTTTATAAAGACCTTCTCATCCATCAATACTATAGCATCACAAAATCGGGTGTTAAAAGCAGCATTGCAGCCTATAACTTTGCCATCGAAGGCATCCAAGGTCTTTTTACGGGCATAATCTCGGCCCGCTCCACGGCCTATTATAAGACCTTCTTGACCTTTCCAAATATTCTTAAACTTTTCGTCAGTTGCCCATTCAATATTTTCGCTTTTTACCATTTTATTGTCCTTCTGGCCACATAAAAGCATCCGCTCTGCCAATAAATACATTCCACGCTTCTAAAATTTTTTCTTTTAAAGTTCTATATTTATAATTAATTGGCCTAACTGGTACCCATTTGCCATTAATTTCAGTCATACAATTAGATTCTATATCTTCCAATTGATATACCATTTTATTCCTCTTCTGGTTTCTTTGCAGCCTTTCTTGCTGCCTCTCTAGTGACTAAGCTTTTGGACTTAGCTCTTATTATCCTTATATTTTTCATCACTATCTTCTTTGCCTTTCCAAAAAATAGCTATTCCTTTCCCGAAAGCTATTTTAGTGAAACATTCTATACACAGCAATCCTTCTCCGTTTTTCCATCCAGTCACTTTCTTCCATAATTTATCAGATACTTCATAAACTTCATGATATAATTTGTAACACTTTCGGCAATATTCTCCTTCATTATCTCCATCATAAATTATCATGTCAAATACTCCCATCTTGTAGAAATATTCACTTGCCACCAATTAGTAGGAGTAGAAATTCCCATAACTGCCTGGCCTATAGTTCCTATTTCATTGACCCCTGGGACAAAAAATTGTATCTTTTTGCTATCCCATTCTATAGCGTGATACCGAAAAAGGTCACAAATATCATCTACATATTGCTGAAGCTGTCCAACTCCCTTTCCTAACCGCCTATATAGGTTGATAACAGCCTCCCCGGTATGGATAAGGCCTGTATCATCGCTGCCTGTTATGCAAAGTCTTCGGGAAGGGAACTTTACAACATTGAAAATTGCAAAATATTCCAAACTGCTAGGGTCTAAAAGGTCTGTATTGGGGTATTGAACGCTGGTAGTTGACCAATTAGCCCCAAAATAAGCTATTATTTTCTTAGATATATCCTCAAAAGTAGTTGTTACACTCATTTATAATCTTCACTTTCAAAATAATCTCTTTGGGATTTTATACCAAATAATACTGCTTTTAAAAAACCAAAAGAATAAATAACACAGTCTACTCTAGGATCACAAGAAATATCATCGCTATAATGTAATTGTGTATAAGACAAAATATATCCTGGGTCTCTAGCATCGAGATAAAATAATGGCCTCCCACTTTCTTTTCCCATATTATTTATAGCTTTTTTAAACATTTTCAAATCTGGTCTATCTATAAATTGATTACCAGGTAGATTGTCACTAAACCTGTTGTTAAGGTGATCACTTACCAATAATTTTTTTAATGAGTAACCATCCTTACTTTCTTTAATATCCCAATCATCTTCCCTGGCATCATCTACACTATCCCAAAATCGTCTAATATGGAGTTCTGTTGTCCAATCTGATTCATCAAGAATAATAATAGCATTATAATTTTGGCCTGTATGACATTGGATAATTTTTGTTTCATGGGGAATATACCACATATACCTATCACCACATCCATGACCACCTTTATTATCTTCAGTATAATCTCTTTCTATAAGATATTTTTGAATAATTTTTATAGATTCTATTGCTTCTGGAATAAAGTTTGCCATATACCTATTTGACATCCATTCATAATAGAGATGGTGAAGTTCCCTTTTCTCATATAAAGTTTCCTCTACAGCATATAGAACATCTCCAAGAACTTTAGGGATATCAATTGTGTCTTCCTTATCTGAGAAATATTTATATAAAACTTCTAAACAGGCCTTTATGGCCATTTTATTGCGATCATTTCTTATTGTGAATTCCTTTAATACATCCTCTAATAATTTCATTATAACCTCTTATAGTCTAAATTTAGCAACCTCTTCATCGATTTTAGTCTTAAGAGCCTCTGCCATTTTGGCATAAAGCTTTTGAGGAGCATTCGGGTCTTTGCTATAAGACCCATCCTCAATAAATTGGCCATATTCCACATTATTAGTTATGAAAACCACAAGTTTATTCAAAAATCCCTTTGGAAGATTCCCTAATTTATAACCTGCTTCCTTCAAAGCCTCTTCAGCAATCTGTGTATATACTTCATTAGGAAGGCCTTTATCAGGATTATATGTGCTAGGTTCATTAACCGTCAGGTCATGACCTGATCTAAACCGGCCTGTATCCACCGGACTTCCTATTTGGAGGCCTGACAAGCCATTAATGGCTATCGTCTTCACCAATTCAATTTTTTTAGAATGAAATCTTTCAACATCTTTTTTCAAAGAGCTTTCAAATTCACTCCAATTACCGCTTATGCCAGACATTCTTTGTATTCGACCTCCGATTCAGTGTTTAACCCATAAACAAATCGATTACAACCAATCTTAACTACACAAACATATGCATCCCCCCGGCAGACTCCAGTTCCCTTTATTCCTCTCCTCAGCTCCAAAAACCTCTCATACAACCATTCTTTAGAAGGGGAAAAGGAGTCTTCGCCAGGGGTCGAATAGCGCCAGCCCAACTGTTTAAATAAGCCTTCGAAATATTCACTTGCTCTAATAGCGCTAGTAAAAACCAAACAATTCATTATTCCGCCTTATTATCTTTCAGCCTTAATTTTCTTGGCTTTCTTTTTTGTCATCTTAGCCCCAGTTTTCTTGTTGAAAGTCTTCAAGGATACCTTTTTTCCTCCAACAACAGGCTTTTTACCGGCAGCAATTCTATTGACATTAGCCTTTCTAGTCCTAGCCATAGCCTTTAAGGCCTTTCTTATTCCAGGGGTTCTTGGAAAAAATTCCTTTCCTATTAAATCTTGGTCTGGCCCTAAATAATTTCTTTCAATTATAAATTCGTTCACTTCAATCCCTTACCTTTGTATACTCCGTTATCCAAGGCCCTATATGACAAGGCATTTCAGCCCCCTCTCCAAACATCCATTCCGGCACTATATCGCAATCAGGTCCTTCACAAGATACCAGCCGGGTAGAATAGTTCATAATGAACTTATTTTCTTCCACTATAATACCGGCCCCGTGAGTAGTCTTATTGGTAACGATTGCATCAAATCCCCAAACGCTCATATCTAATATTTGATCTTGAGGAGGACAAAGAATTGCCTTTCCAAAGGTTCCGCATATTTTTTCACCTATAACTATTTCCATCCCCATCCAAATTATTACATTCTGGTTAAGAATCTGATTTCCTTCTAAATTGGTTATCCTAGCATATCCGGGGTTGATAGGAGCGCATTGCACAGGATTATCAACGCACATCTCAAATTCCCCGCTATATAAGCCATCATTTATGGCAAAGCCATTTGCAGCAATAAGCAAAAAAATACAGACTATACAATATACAACAAGATATGTCCTTAAAACCTTATTCAATTGTCTTACCTCCTAATCATCGGGAATTGAATATTATTGGTAGTTTTCCCGGTTATTTTCCAATAAGCCCCAACATGCTTATCTCTTAATCTTCTTCGAGTATAAGCCGGGGTTGTTTTAGGCATCATCTTGGGAACTGTAGTATTAAATTTATTATATACCACAAAATCCCTCTTAGTCCCCATTTACTTTCCACCCTTCCTTTTCTTGCTGCCTTTGCATTTACCAATCATCTTTATCCTTCTCCTTCAATTTAATTTGATCGGGGCGGAGGGATTTGAACCCCCGATCTCTTGGCCCCAAACCAAGCGCCTTGCCTAACTAGGCTACACCCCGTTGTTTACCCAACCTTTTTGCTCCCATTGTCATTTCTGGGGACTGCAGGGGTGGATCCACCCTTACCAGCATCAACCGTATTCTGATTGATAAAATCCGGTTTTTGGGAGAAATCAATTTTATCCTTACTCATCTTTAAATCCGCCATTTTTATTACCTCCTTAAAAAGCTGAATATTTCATCTATTGCATCAGCATAAGCTTTTACAAGCTCCTCCATCAACGCTTTTGCAGTAAGCAAATCTTCATCATTATCTATAAAAAAGGGCTCAGCTATTACACAAGGGGCAGAAGTATATTTCAACAAATATCCTCCTCTATCATCCTCACTCTTAGCCCTAATCCCTCTATCAGAAAGTTTTAAGCATCTGACCAATCGTTCCTGCAAAAGGCCGGCAATTATCCTTCCTCTGCCTGAGTGTTCATAATACAAAACCTCTGTGCCTGAAACCTTTTTATTAAAGGAATTACAATGAAGACTCAATATAAAACTAGGCAATAAAGCATTTATCTGTGCTGGCAGTTTAGTATAAGACCCAGTCCTATACACTTTTATGATAGAACTCTTTCCCATCCTGTTTTCTATCATTCCAGCCAAAATATTATTGAACTCATATTCTGAATCTCCATAGTTGGCATTACAAGCCCCTGGTGATTCTTTTTTATGTCCAATAACTAAAGCACAAGTTTGCATATATTTTCCCCCTATAACCTACAATGAAATTCCCACATAAGGCCTTGGTCATCCACTTCCACATTCTCTATATCCAAAACTTCCCAATCTTGGCTATCCACCGTTATTCTATCCCCAATCTTAGGAGTAACACTATTGTCTGACAAATCCTTTTCCCGGATCAGCCATCTTTGGTCACCCTCTTGGATAGACCCTCCTGAATTCCTTATCTCGGATTTTGTATATTTAATAGGCAAAACCCTCGTAGAAACTGAAGTTGGGGTTTCGGTCACTTCCAACGTAGCTGTGCTATGGGATTTTGCCAAGCTTTTATAAGTCGCAGGCTTAGTTATACTAGAGTCATTCAAATATTTATTAACTAAAGACTTAACCTGGCCTTTAGGAACTAATCCCATACTTTACCCTCTTAATATTTGGATATTGTGTCTAGACAATACCCATTCCCTTAAAAGTGCCCTTACAGCATCAGGATAACCGCCAACTAGACTATATTCAGGCCTTTCGCTGTCCTTAAATTTAATATCCAAAGCCCCTCTGCCTACCATTAAGGCTGAAATCTCTCTTTCTGGACTTCCATCATCAGTGCTCATGTGATTATACAAATATATAATCATCTCACATTGGGCATCTTTAACTTTTTGAGGCATATCGCCTTCATCAGTTTGATCATCTGTTATAGTCCGGGGAAATTCTAGAGCCTGATCTTTATCATATCGAGAGGCTTGAAATTTCATTCTATCAATAGCCCTAGTAGAGAATACCAGCCAACTATTCTTTACTGCATCCGTTAGGCCATCCCAAGTTGAATCAAACCAAGGCACTGCTTCCATATAAGTATTGGCCTCAGCTAAAGTCACATAACTATTAGAACCAGCCCCCCCTACACTCGCATCAATCGTTATAGCCATTTTATTCTACCTCTATATTAACTTTTCTAGCTTGGTAACGCAAAGAAACAAAATTAATAATAATATCATCAATATTGCTTGTATCAGTCTCTAAATTGAGCCTATATTATAATTTTATTATTACATAACTTCATTCCCATATTTTATCGCCTATTCCATTTGATATATTTGGCAAATATAGTTGATCCTATAGCCATCAACAGCGAACCTCCAGTTATTAAGAAATTGGCTGGATTCAACACGCCAAAATGGCACATTTCAACCAAGCCAATCCCTATTATGACAATACCAATTATCTCTACTATTATAGAAAACCAATAAGGGAAAAGCTTCATATTAATCATCATCTCTAATTAAACCAAACAAACACTTTAACATTAACATTAGACCCTATTTTATTTTCAATTCTAACAGCAGTACCTCCACTATCATAAATGCAATAATTGCCATCACTTTGGCTATTGGCTACATTTGCAGAATTGCTTATTAATGTTACTGCCCCTGCATCAGTAAAAGAAAAAATAGCATATTCTGCCCCTTCGTTGAAATTTGCCATCCCTATCCCTGCTACTGCATCCGGCAAATCAAAATAAGCATCATCATTCACAGTTCCTTCATAAGTAAACAACTGAATTGTGCCAGTTTGTTGAAAACTTATCCGCTTAGTATCCCCTTGCACAAATAAAGCCCCGCTAGGGCCTATACTAACATCTACATCAATACTTCCATCATGACCTAAATAGAGAATATTTTGACTAGCCTCTACAGCATCAATCATAACTCTTCCGCCAGCATATATCGTTACTCTATCCGTTCTAAAATATATAGATGTATTAGGATCACCTAAATGAGTAAGATAATCTGGAATTAATATTGCCGGGGTTAAAGGGTCTATTCTAATCATCTCTATACTGCCATTATCATATAGAGATAAATAATAAGGCTCAGACCCATCGACTCCACTTCCAGCATTTAAAGTCCAATATATAACCCGATCTTCTGCCTGAACATTAGTTTCATCCCAAACTGAGCATTTCATTTTCAAATCCCAAGACTCATACTGCGTCCCTGCTGTGGCAGTGGCTATCTTTTCCACCAAGAATCCATCCGGTTCTATTGATGCCATCATATCAGGATTGGTTATAGCATAACCAGTTTTTACATAAAAACTGATTCTCCCCTTAGATCTTTCCTGGGCATCCACGCTTTCCACTTCAGATACAATATATCCAGTTCTTAGAAATGCATCTCCGTCATCAGCAGCATTCCTAACATATCCCCAAAATTCTAATTTCCCTGTATCATCGCCAGCTTGTAACTTTGATGGAGAACCTTCGGTGCCTCTGGCTTTCCAAAATTTAATACTTGGAGGATTTGCGTTGGTAGCATATCGGTAAATATAAATGTTTTCCCCGCCTGTGGAATTTATTTCAAAATCAGCCGTAGGGACATTTTCACCTATTCCGACTCGATTATTTACTTCATCCACATATAGGGTTCCCCCTATAGATACCAAACCTTTTGTAGCATGAGCTGTGGAGTTGAGGGTTAAGCCTTCCCCTGAAGCTGCACCGCCTATCAAGGTTTGACCTCCGGCCCTTCCAGCTAAAAGACCATATTGTGTATGATCATCATCTAACTTGCCTGTCAAAGCCCCATGGTCAGAAACTCCTCCCCCAGTAGTAAGGGTGAAGCTACCATCCCCGTTATTTGTTAGAGAAGCATTAGAGGCTATTAACTTAGTACAAAACCCTGAAGGGTTCCCATCTTGCTCCTCTATCAATATGCCAAAATTGCCTAGACTCAAATCCACAATAATCCCCCCTTAAGGCTTTCTCTGCAGCAGAACTTCAAAAGTTGTGGTTGTAGTGCCCTTCACATAAAATAAAGTTCTATCAGCCTCAGAGTCGATATTGCCAGCAAGAGACAACGGCACAGTTATATATCTAGAAGCTGCATTATCTTTTTTAATTAAAAAGGAGGAATTATCCCGACACTTAGCCAGAAACTTTGCAGCATTAGTATTGGAAGGAATCTGGACAGCTTTCCAAGCCGCAGCAGTTATGCTTACCTCCACTATATCTGAGAACAAAGTTGCCATTTATATCAATTCCTTTAATATATAGGGGCTATTATATAAGCTCCTTTATCCAAAGGCCCTCCCTTATCTCCTCCAAGGTATATTGATTATACGCAACATTGGAGAGAAAAGGCACAGGGTCTTCAACTTTCCCTACATCATTAATTAAAGCAAAATTGACGTTGATGACTCTCGAATCCACAGCGCTCTTTGAGTTGGCTGCCGGGCAATCCTTGCTACAAAAGACAGGAATCCTATGGATTAAAGCTTTATATAGGCAGGTTGAATTGTAAGTGACTAAGATGCTGGCCCCTTTAAGGTCTTTTTCCAAAGGTTTCTTATCACCAAATTCTCTGACTCTAATTTCCCGGTCAGTCTTTTCCTTTAGCATATCTATGACCTTAGCGTACCAGTCCAAGTGATGGTTCTGTTTGGCCACAAGTATATGGCCACCTTCTTTCCACCCTGGTTTTATAGCGCAATCTAGGGCCTTAAACCTATCGTCTGGCTTACCTTCAACGAAAGTATTATTTTTAAGAATGAACTGATAACCTTTATCACGTCCTAAAAATCCCCAATCCACAGTATAGACATCAATCTTCTTAGTCTTATAATACTCTTGGATATTAAAATAATTCCAATGCCACGTGAAAACCCCTTCAATAGCAGGTTCAGGGGTCATCGGCATATCCCCAATTTCTGGATTAAAGCAAGACGGCACGAAATACTCAACATCATCCATACCGCCTTGCTTTATAGAATCACCTATAGCAATTAGAGCAGACCATCTGACCCGCTCACACGCCCATTTTTCGAAAACCACATACATCATGTGAATAACTCCCCCTAAATTTTTAAAGTTTATGTAGTGACTATACGAATGCCTAAAAGGTTCTTTGCACTGGAATATTGCTTATCCCAGTTGGAAGCCAACCTAAGAGCGGCATCATTTGGATTTGCTCCACCGTTGGTAGAGTCCCAAGCAAAACCCTTTAAGTTGATGTTATAGGCATACTCTCCCTGAACCCTAAAAGATAAGTTTTCAAGGCCGGTCACGATCTCATCCACTAATCTCTTGGACTCAGAGTCAGTCACGACAACGCCGTTTGGCACCAAACCAAGACACTGATAAGTGTTGGTATTGGAATTTGCGCCAATATTAAGGGCATCAGCATCAGTTACGAGAACAGGACGCCCAGCGGTTCCCGGTGTACCTCCATAAACAACAACTCCAGCTTCCTCGTAAATCTTATCAGCTACAGCCTGCTTTACGAGGTCGAAATATTGTTTGGAGTGCATAATCCAGATTATAATCTTGGAGGCCATATCTCCAAATTTGGCCAGCCCATTAAAAAGGTGGGTTATGGTCATAGTCGTGGTGGACTGACCAGTCGCATCATAAGTGTTGGCAGTTTCACCACTAAGGGCTGATTCAGCACACCTGATAGAGGTTTCCACCATATCATGGGCCATCTCTTCACCGATCTGTTTGCCAAGCTTAAAAGACATCTCCTTCATTGCAGCCGGGCCAGTAACGCCGATTTTTTCCCACGCATCCAAAGTTTGAGCCACAGGCCCAATCTTACGGTTAATCTTAACACCAACCAGCTCGCCCTGAGTCATTTTCTGATCAGTTGCAGCGCTTACACTCGTGGTATCCCTTCTTGAGATCAAGTTGGAGACTCGATCAAAGAAAGACTCCTTATTGTAATCCCCGATCATATCCTCAGTAACCAGTCTAATGGCATTTCTCGAAGCAGCATTGAATATATCAACATTCTGTGCCAGCTCTTCATACATACCGCCATAAAACTGCTCATGATAGATTTGAAAATCGGAAGCTTTCCCCATTGCCATTTGAATTTCAACTCCTAGCTATTAAAAACTGACAATCTATTCCTTATTCTGATGAATAGGTGATTGTTCTATGCCCTAACGGGCATTTATAGTATTAAAAATTTTCGGAAATATTGGATCAAAAATAAATCTCTTATCTCTGATTACCCCATCTCAGGGTGGATTAGCCTTGGTAGGGTCTCCCTAGAAGATTAAATCAGTAGGTCTCCTATAATTTAATCTCACCTTATACCGGCTCTAGTATAAGGATTTTTCCCCTAACCTTAGAATTCAGCAAAAAACTTCATCAAAATATATTTCCCCTTCTATATACTATTATACTTTTAAATGGAAAAAAATAACGAAGTAAATATATTTTCCTGCCAGCGCCCATCTCTAGTAGAGTCTATATAGGGTATACACAAGAAAATACAAGGGGTGAACCTTTTCGAAAGAGTTGCAATAAGAATCAAAGGGGCAGGTTACTCGCTCTACATTAACACGAAAGTCTTTCGCCCACCCCTCTATAATAAGGAGGTCACCAGAGAGATCATAGTGCTACCCCACGTGTTAGGCGTTGACTCCCTCCCTGGTCTCCTTAAATTTGGTAGCAGGGGATGGATTCGAACCATCGACCTCTGGGTATCGTCCACTATTTATTTTCCTCCCACAGATTTAGTCAGCCATTCTTGATAAGGCACACATAGGCCTCCAGCCCCTATTTTTACCACAGAAGGGGAAGAACAATAACTGCCTCTATCGTGATAAGGGCACACTGTATTATCACATCGCAACGTTTGCTCAAAATCCCTTGACATAGGAAATCTAAAAGGATCAGCTACAAGTCCGTTTTTCTTAGACTCAAATCCATTATCTAGCATTTTTGTTTTTTATCCTCCTAAAACTCAAAGGTTATTTTCATGTTTAGGGAAGAGATTCGACGAACTAGCGCAAATCTTCTCATTATATCCTCATCATCAAACACCCCAATAGCCCCCGAAGGCCAATATACCACATTATTATCCTTGCTACAACAGAAAATAATAACCTTTTTCTCTTTCTTTGTCTCTATAACTCCTCCACTTGCCACAAAGCACCCACCATCGATATTCCGGGCTAGATAAAAACAAGGCCGTTCAGCTATACTACAAATTATCTTTTCACTATTATCTATAAACTCTATTTCTCTTATTCTCATAACTTATATCCTCCTAAACTATTGTTATCTAACAATTTATAGTATAACCGCAATAAATCAATACATTATATAATACCTATTTTTAAAATCCCTGCAATCTCACAGTCTATATGATTATAAGAAGCTATATTTTACCAATAACTTTTATATGTAATATCTCCATGGTCTTTTTTAGTCGCCCAACACAGCAGCAGCAATACTACAGCC